AGCAGGAACCGTCAACGGTGTTCCACTTTTCTCAATTAGTGGAAAGGGAACTGGCGGAACTGCAGATATTACTATTGATTCTGACGGTAAAGTTACTGGTGCGACTTTAGCAAGTAACGGATCTGGATATGTCTCTGGTGAAATGGTTGGTCTCACTACTGCCAGCATTGGTAGTAATACAATAACAAAAACTGGAACTGGTGCTAAATTTACAATCAGTTCTATCAATGCGGCAACTGATACTCTGTATTTGACTGATGTTCAAGGTGAGCACTTCACCAATACTTCGGATATCTATTACTTTACAGATCCAACTAATCCATCCACTAGAACGGATTCTAATACTGATGCTTCTGCAAATTCCACACTCATTGGTAATGAGTATGCTGGAAATGTCTTCCGCATCAAGCAACAGAATCATGCACACCATGGTGGAAACAATAAAATTGAAATTGTTGATATTGAACCAGATACCGCTACAACTCAAACAACATCAGAGTTGACTGAAAATAGCACCCAGGTATCTGTTGCAAACACAACAATCTTTGCTTCTTTCGAAGGAATTACTACATCTAGAGGATATGCTCTTCTTGGTAATGAGATTGTTTCCTACAATGGAATTAGTGAAACAACTGCACCTGCAGGAACTCTGTCTATCAACGCTAGATCTGTCGATGGATCATCCAAGACAAATCATGGCATCAATACACCAATTCAACCATATGAGGTAAATGGTGTATCACTGACTAGAATCAATAGAACTCATGATATTCCATCCACATATTACAACACTCTAAATTCTAATATTGATTCCTATCACATTGAGTTTGATCGTACTCTCCTTGCTCCAACTGAGAGAGCAACTGGTGGTTCTATGGTTAACTTCACTGCACAGAAGGGATTTGGTGGAAATACTGTTGGTATTTCTCAAAACTATCAGTTTAGTTCACTTGATCCTATGTTCAACATCATTACACCTGGTAAAGGAACAAAAGCAACTTGTAATGTAAGAACTATTACTGGTACTAGTGCTGGTGGTAACGAAACATCGTTTGTTGATCAAGGTTATGAACCAGTAACCCTGAATAAAGTGATGAGATTCCCAACACCCAGAATGGTTGCTTCTGAGGTTAATGAAAAGGCAAGACTTACCGAAATGCCTGATAATAAATCACTCACATTGAGAGTTGACTTTGAAACCACAAATGAGGATCTGTCACCTATGATGGATACTCAAAACGCAACATTTGTTCTTGGTAGAAACAAATCTAACAAACCAATTGATGATTATGTTTCTGATGCTAGAAGCAACGATATTGATGGAGATCCTCATGGTGCAGTCTTCGTTACCAAGGGTATTTCCCTCGCACAACCAGCAACTAGCTTGAAAGTTATTATTGCTGCTAACAGACAAGATGATGCTGATTTTAGAGTCTTCTATCAACTCTTTAAGGCAGACTCTAGTGGAGTTGCACAAAAATTCATTCCGTTCCCTGGATATGATAACTTGATTGATACTGATGGTGATGGTTTTGGTGATAGAGTCATTGATCCTAATAAGAATAGTGGTAGAGCAGATGCTTTTGTACCACCAAATACAAGTGATGAGAACTCATTCTCTGAATATCAGTTCTCTATTGATAATGTTGATCAGTTTACTGCTTTCGCAATTAAGATCGTTATGTCCTCGACAAATGAATCTACACCTGTTAAACTGAAAGACTTTAGGGCAATCGCACTTGCTTGATATGGATAAAGAAGATCTAATTCCTGTTGAGGGGCATAGCAATCTTTTTAGAGATAGAAATACAGGAGCTATCATTAACACTGATAGCTCTGGTTATGCCCAATATAAAAAAATGAAACAAAGGAGGCAGACAGAACGGGAAGAACTTGATACACTGAAAAAGGATATTGACGAAATCAAATCTTTACTAAAGGAGCTTACTAATGGACCCAGATGACATAAAACTTGGAGCACTCTCCAAGCAATTTGCATATCAAAAACTTGCAAACGAAATTGATGATTGCGATTCTGTAAGTATGTTGAAAGATATTGCAAAATCATATGCGAAACTCTACCTTAAACAACAAGAGGTTGTAGGTACTTTGGGACTTGAAGGAATATAAATAATTCCTAGATTCCTGATAATCATCGTAAATGGCTGATATTAAAGTCAGGGTAGGTCAACAACCTGCAGTAAAAGTAATATCTTCGCTTGCTGGTGCCCAAGGACTTTCTTTGGCTGAACTTAGTGATGTTAGTGCAAGTAATTTGCAGAATGGAATGGTTCTGGTATACAACAGTTCTATCCAAAAGTGGGAAGCAACGTTGGAACTTACACCAGGTGCAACTCAGAATTTAGACATCAACGGGGGAAACTTCTAAATGGCAAGTATTATTAGGATCAAAAGATCCTCTGGTACTAACAAACCAGCAACATTACAATGGGGTGAACTTGGATATGTAACTGGTATCGGCAGTTTTGGTGGAACTAATCAGTATAAAGATAGAGTTTTCCTTGGAGATGACGGCACAAATGCTCATCCAATAGGGGGTCACTATTATACCTCTATGATGGAGCACGCTCCTGGTACTATTCCAGCAGCAGCACACAACACTAGAAACCAAGATAGAGGTGTTGTCGCCATCATGGCACCTGCAACCAACTCTGGTTTGGGTGGTGCAGAATCACTGAAAGTAGATCAGTGGAACGTAGATAACTTAAGAATTGATCTTAATACTATCTCCTCAACAAATACTGATGGAGATATTATTCTTGATCCACATGGAAGTGGTGAAGTAGTCATCCCCGATGATACTTTCTTTACTTTCGGTAATGATGACGACGCCAGAATTGAATACGACGAAAACGGAACAGATCGTGTTCAAGTAACTGGTGCTGCATGGACTTGGAATACTGGTATTCAAGTAACTGCGGAATCTCAATTTGGTGATATTAGAATTGAAGATAATATCATCTCTACTGTATCTGGTTCGGGTGATATCATGTATCTGGATCCATATCCAGATGGTTTGAGTAATGAAGGTACTGTAATTGTTAAGGGCAATCTTCAAGTTGATGGTACAACCACTACCGTTAACTCAACTTCTAAGACTTTAAACGATCCAATCTTCCATATTGGTGATGTTACAAGCACCAGAACGGTCATGGCGACCGCTAACTCCGGTGCTACATCACTGACTTTGGACTCTGTTGTTGGTATTAATACTGGTGATGCTCTGTCTGGTACTGGTATCGCCGCTGCAACTGTAATCAGTTCTTATAATACTGGCGCTAAAACGATTACGTTTAACAACGCCACAACTGCTGGTATTTCTACCACAGCACAAGTAACTATCACTCACGGATACGATAGTAATACTGATAGAGGTATTTCTTTCGCATTCAACAGTGGTTCTGGTGTTGCAGATAATAAGACTGGTTTCTTTGGTATGGACGACAGTTCCATCGCAAATAGTGCGGCGGATGCTGATAACCACGGAACTCACGCAAACGATAGCAGAAGATGGACTTATGTTCCTGATGCTTCTATTGCTAATAGTGTCGTCGCAGGAACAAAGGGATTCCTTGATATCAAAGGTATTTACTACCAGAGTGGTGATTATTCTACTGGTGGTGTTGTTTACTTTGATGACACTGGTCTTCAGAGATCAACTAATGCTCCTGCTGCACCAGTTACAACATCTAAGCAGATCTTAACTGCAATTACAAAGAAAGACTTTGTATTAAGTGTAGCAATTACTGCTTCTGCTGGTGATATTATCAGACAAGATAGTACTGGAGCGTTTGGTATCGTCGAATCTGGTGTTTCTGGATCAACAACTGTAAGTTTAATCGGAATCGAAGGTGCATTTAATACTGCAAATAACCTGAGAAGAGAAGGACAGAATGGATTCATTACGAATCTTGCTTCAGTTCCTAGTACAATCACGGACATATATACTAACAAACCCCATTGGACTTCAACACTCGACGGGGGTACCTTCTGACATTAAATGGAAAACCAATCTGAAGTGGACGTGAATGTCCTGATTAAAATTTATAATTCTAAATTAGCAACAGTATCAAACCAAAATGTTCTTCTTGAGGCAAAGTTAGCAACTCTGTCTCAGGATTATAAAGAACAACTTGACGCTTTGCTAGAAGAAAACGCCGACCTTAAGGCACAATTAGAGAAATAATATGGCAAAACCATCAACTAGGCAAGGACTGATTGATTACTGTTTACGTCAACTTGGTGCTCCAGTGTTGGAAATCAACGTGGATGATGACCAGATTGATGACTTAGTTGATGATGCTTTACAATATTTCAACGAACGTCATTACGACGGTGTTGAAAAAATGTATCTTAAGTACAAGATTACTCAAGATGATATAGACAGAGGTAAAGCTACTCCCCCAAGTGGAACTGGTGTAACAGGAACCACAGCAACTGGAGGTGGATTTAGCAATACCTGGTATGAAAATGCTAATTTTATCAATGTTCCAGACTCTGTAATTGGAGTCGAAAAGATTTTTAAGTTTGATACTAGTTCCATTTCTGGCGGAATGTTTAGTATCAAATATCAACTGTTTTTGAATGATCTCTACTATTTCAACTCAGTTGAACTTCTTCAATATTCGATGACTAAAACATATCTTGAAGATATTGATTTTTTATTGACTCCAGATAAGCAAATTAGATTTAATAAGAGACAGGACAGATTATATCTTGATATTGATTGGGGTTCTCAACCAAAAGATGAATATATTGTTCTTGAATGCTATAGAGCACTTGATCCAGAAACATTTACTCAAGTCTATAATGACAGTTTTATGAAACTATATCTTACTGCTCTAATTAAGAGGCAGTGGGGTAGAAATCTTAGTAAGTTTAGAGGAGTAAAACTTCCTGGTGGTCTTGAACTTAATGGAGGAGAAATCCTTCAGCAGGCAGAATCAGAATTAGCAGATATCAGATCAAGAATGATGTCTGAGTTTGAATTACCACCCCTCGACTTTATTGGATAATGGCGCTTAATCCTTTCTTTTTACAAGGTACTGCAGGTGAACAGAGACTAGTACAAGATCTAGTCAATGAACACTTGAGATTTCATGGTGTAGAAGTAACTTATATTCCTAGAAAATTTGTAAATACTAAGAGTATTATTGAAGAAGTTCAAACTTCCAAGTTTGATGATAATTACTCTATTGAAGCATATGTGAATAACTTTGATGGATATTCTGGTGCTGGTGATATACTTACAAAGTTTGGAGTAAGTGTAAGAGATGAACTTATGCTTACCATCTCCAAAGAGAGATTTGAAGAATTTATTGCACCATTTCTAGCAGCAGAAGATGATGGTACTGGGACTGGTGAAGTTATTTTATCAACAAGACCAAGAGAAGGTGACTTAATTTATTTTCCTTTAGGTCAAAGATTATTTGAAGTTAAATTTGTTGAGCACGAAGATCCTTTTTACCAGTTAGGTAAAAACTATGTGTATCAACTTAAGTGTGAACTCTTCGAATATGAGAATGAAGTTATTGATACTTCTATCGATATAATTGATACTCAAGTTCAGGATGAAGGATTCATCACAACACTCAACTTAGTTGGTACCGGAAGAACTGCCACCGCTATCGCACAAATCAGTGGAACTGTTAATAGTGGATATATTCAAAAGATTCATTTAAATAATGATGGTTATGGATATACCTCTGTACCAAATATTGGAATTACTTCATCTCCAACTGGTCAAGTTGGTGATAATGCCGAAGCAGTTGGTTTCCTGACTACTAGAGGTGGTGTTACATCACTTGAGAAGATTCTTCTGGTAAGTGCTGGTGCTGGATATACTGTAGCACCAACTATTACAATTACAGGTGGTGGAGGAGCAGGCGCTGCAGCAACAGCAAGTCTCGTCACTAGTGGATTGGGTGTTATGAGAATCAACATCAGTGATGGTGGTGTTGGATACAGTACTGCACCAACAGTTACAATTCAAACACCAACTCCAAGTGGTATTTCTACTGTTGCTGTTGGTATTGCATCAATTAGAAGAGTTGGTAATAACGAATTTACTGTTGGTAATGATGTTGTTAGTGCAATCTTGATTGAAGATGCTGGTAGGGGTTATAGTTCTCAACCAACAGTTACTATTTCTGATCCACCAATTATCGCAGCACAAGGAAACTTTATATTTAATGAAATTGTTAGAGGTGAAAGATCTAAGGCTGAAGGTAGGGTCAAAGAATGGGATGAAGACAATGCTCTTCTCAAAGTATCTAATGTTTCAATAGGATCAACTGTACCAACTGGATTCTTCCCAGGTGAAAGAGTTGTTGGACAGGACTCTGGTGCCTCTTGGATGGTTCAGGTTTATACACATGATGATACATATGATAAATATACCGAGAATGATGAGTTTGAAACTCTTGGAGATAATCTCTTAGATTTCACTGAAACCAATCCATTTGGGACATTTTAATGCTAGGAAATTATTATTACCACGAAATAATTAGAAAGACGATCATTGCGTTTGGAACTTTGTTCAACGATGTTCATGTTCGTCATAGTGATCAAGCAGGTAATGCTGCGGGTGACTTAAAGGTTCCACTTGCATATGGTCCAAGTCAAAAGTTCTTAGCAAGAATTACTCAACAAGCAGATTTGAACAAAGCGGTTCAAATCACAATGCCTAGAATGTCATTTGAGATGACTTCTATTGATTATGATTCAACTAGAAAATCCAGTCTAGTTCAAACTTTCAAAACTTGCGATGATGGAAGCAAGGTAAAGAAAGTATTCATGCCTGTTCCATATAATATTGGATTTGAATTAAATATTCTGTCCAAATTGAACGATGATTCTCTTCAGATTTTAGAACAGATTTTACCATATTTTCAACCTCACTTTAATTTGACTATTGACTTGGTTGAGTCAATTGGAGAGAAAAGAGATATTCCTATTATTCTTGAATCAATTAGTTTCCAAGATGATTATGAAGGAAACTTTGATACTAGAAGAGCATTAATTCATACTTTACGATTTACTGCAAAAACATACCTGTTTGGTGCTATTGCAGATAGCAGTGATGGACTCATTCGTAAGGTTCAGGTTGATATGTATAGCAGCACTGATCGTAAGACTGCTAAGCGTGAAATGCGTTATACAGTTACACCAACATCAAAAGTTGATAGAAATAATGATGGTGTAATTGATAATACTGACCATCTCCTCCTTCAACCTGGAGATGACTTTGGATTTGATGAAGATTGGAAGTTCTTAGGGGACGGCAAATCTTACAGTCCAACTAGACAAACTGATATTTAATAACCATGAGCGATAATTATGAGTCCATTGACAACGCACTTGATATTGAAAGTAGCATTGTTGAATCAAAACCAATGAAACCTGCTCCTCCAAAAGAGGAAAGGGATGATATAAAGAAAGATTATGAGTATACAAGAGCAAACTTATATTCTTTGATTGAAAAGGGGCAAGAAGCAATCAATGGTATCATGGAACTTGCTGGTGAGAGTGCAAGTCCTAGAGCATATGAAGTTGCTGGTCAGTTAATTAAGTCAGTCGCAGATACTACTGATAAGTTAGCAGATCTTCAGAAGAAAGTAAAAGATTTGGAAGAAGATAATACTAAAAAAGGTCCAAATAATGTTACAAACAATGCGTTGTTTGTTGGATCAACAAGTGAGTTATCCAAACTACTCAAACAAGGTTTTCTAAATAATACAGAAGATACTACCAAGTAATGGCGAAAAAGTCCTGTAAAAAGGGATACTACTATTGTTACGCTTCTAAGAAGTGTAAGAAAATCCCTATGGGATATGTCGTTGGTATGGGTGGTTGGCTCCGCAGAGAAAAAGAAGAAGAGAAATCTTCTGATGAGACTGAAGGCAAGAAAAAGAATGGCAACGGAAATGGTGCAAATGGCAATGGAAATGGGAATGGGGGGTCTGATGGGGGCTCTAATGGCGGAGGAGTATCAGAGGCGTGGAGCGCAAAGTATAAAAAGTCCATCGATTGCGATAATCCAAAAGGATTCTCCCAGAGAGCACACTGTCGGGGTAGAAAAATGAACGAAGCCAAAGGTGGTGATCATGAAGTTGCAATGGCGCAAAGTCAACTCAAAAAGTCGGCAACAAACATTGCAAAGTTGAGAAAGGCACTTGGTAAAAAGGAAAAGGATATTCCTGCTTGGATGCAAGCAAAGATTACGGATACAGCACACGACACCGATGCCGCTGCTGGTTATGTTGATAAGATGGATGAAGAAGTCATTGCTGAAAAGCGTGATGGTAAGTCTGCTAAGGACAAAGGTTATTCTCTCCGTGACTGGTTTAAAGGTGGTGGTTGGGTTCAAGCAGGTGGTAAGTATGACGGTAAACCTTGCGCTAAGCAACCAGGTCAGAAAACAAAACCATTCTGCCGTGATGCTGATGATCGAGCAAACATGAGCAAGAAAGAGAGAAGCAGAAGAGCAGCAAAGAAGCGTAGAGAAGATCCAAATCCCGATAGAAAAGGTAAAGCAAAAATGGTATCAGCATCTTATTCAAACTGGAGATCAGACTTAGAGCAACTCGATGAGATTGCTCCCGCTATTGCTGCTGGCGCTGCACTTGGTATTGGTGCTGGTGGGATGTATATAATCAATAAATTAAGACAGCAAAAGAAAAAGTCTGATCAGGGACAAGGTGATGGTGGTCTAGTTGATAGACTTAATAAGCGTAAACAGATGCTGCAGCAACTTGGAAACTCATATCAACCAGAAGGTGAAGTTGTTACCGAACGCGATGCTTGGGGAACAGGTCCCAGGGACATAATTAGGTGTGCTGACGGTAAATGTCGAACCCCTCAGGAACTTGAAAAATTAAGACAAGAACTATTAAAGAAAAAGGGTGTTACTTTAGATAAGGCACATTACGAACCAGAAGGTGAACTGGTTGATGAAGGCAAAAAAGATGCTTGCTATCATAAGGTCAAGTCACGTTATTCTGTTTGGCCAAGTGCATATGCATCTGGTGCATTAGTCAAGTGTCGCAAAGTTGGTGCTAAGAACTGGGGAAATAAAACCAAGAAAGAAGGTTATGAATTCTCCAACTGGAGAGATGACTTTCAGGCAATGGAATTTGAGTCTGTAGATATCATCAAAGCAGAACCACTGAAACCAACTGATGGTATCGGCAGCAGAATGCTTGGTGAAGCAAAAAAGTGCTGGAAGGGTTACAAAAAAGTAGGAACCCAAAAACTTTTTGGTAAGACTTACAACCGTTGCGAAAAAATTAAAAAGGAAGAAGTTGAAATCCAAGAAGCAATTCCTGGGTATGAAAAGTATAATGCTGCTGTAGCGGCAGCAAAAAAACTTACAGGAAGAAAGAAAATTGACGCATTAAAAGCAGCTGCTGAACTGAGACCTAAAACTGAAAAAGAAGTAATGGGTGAAGACTGGCAGAAGTCAAACCGCAAAGACGGTGTTGATGGTATGAGTCAGAAATCTGTTGATGCTTATAAGCGTGAAAATCCAGGTTCCAACCTGAAGACTGCTGTAACTGGCAAAGTCAAGAAAGGAAGTAAGGATGCAAAGAGACGTAAGTCTTTCTGCTCTCGATCTAAGGGTCAAAAAGATATGCATAATATCGACTGCACCAAAACCCCAGATAAGAAAATCTGTAAAGCACGTAAGCGTTGGAGATGCTGATTTATGAATATCGTTAAAGTTTTAGGAGAAGCAACCGCATTATCCACAACACCATCAAATCTTGGTTCTGCAGAATATGTTTTACTTCAGCACAATCATGCTGGTGGTAACGCACACTTAATTACTCAAAAAGATGTTGGTGGTACAGTGTTGGGAAGTTTATATATTGCACCCCATCGTCCTATTATAATTAAGAAAGGAAGAACTGATACGTTAGAAGTCGGTACTGGCGTGTCCGACATTTATGGAACTTCTGTTGTACATATGGGATAAATTAGGTTTTTTGTTATGAGTGAACAGTATCTTGGTAATCCTAATCTAAAAAAAGCAAATACACCGATTAACTTCACTGAAGAACAGATCGTTGAATTTTTGCGTTGTAAGGAAGACCCTGTTTATTTTGCAAACAACTATATCAAGATTGTTTCTCTTGATGAGGGTCTTACACAATTCCATCCATATCATTTTCAGGAAAAATTAATCAACAACTTCCATGAAAATAGATTCAATATTTGCAAAATGCCAAGACAGACTGGCAAGTCCACTACTGTGGTATCTTACCTTCTACATTACGCTGTTTTTAACGATAGCGTTAATATTGGCATCCTAGCAAACAAAGCAGCAACGGCAAGAGAACTTCTTGGTAGGTTACAGACTGCATACGAAAACTTGCCTAAATGGATGCAGCAGGGTATACTATCCTGGAACAAAGGATCAATGGAGTTGGAAAATGGCAGTAAGATACTGGCAGCTTCTACGTCTGCGAGTGCTGTCCGAGGTATGTCGTTCAACATCCTCTTTCTCGACGAGTTCGCGTTCGTCCCAAATCACGTTGCTGACTCGTTCTTTGCATCTGTTTATCCTACTATTACTTCTGGTAAAAACACCAAAGTAATTATTGTATCCACGCCACACGGTATGAATCACTTCTACCGTATGTGGCACGACGCGGAGAAAGGAAAAAATGAATACATTCCAACTGATGTTCAT